CTGCCCTTGCGCTGTTTGCCCAACAGCGTCATACGGCTTTCGGTGGTTGCCGTGCGGTAGCTTTCCATCCGCTCCATAATCGATGCGCGCTCCTGCCCGTAGTAATCGCCCTTCACCAACAACACCGACACATTCTCCGCTTCGGCAGGTTTGCTGATGATGATGTTCGCGCCCAACAGCGTAGACGTGCCGCGCACCAATACGGCGGGATAAACCAGCCGCGCATCAAAGCCGCCCATCGTGTTGTCCAAGGTGGACACAGGGGGAAACAGCTCGTTGTCCGCGCCAGTCAAGGCTTCGCTAACCATCATCCCGCCGCCGTCGTCGGTGTCGGTGAGCCGCTGGGATTTGTAGATGCGCAGGTTTTGGGTGGTCAGTTGGGTGTGTTTTTGGGTCATAGGGTTATCCTTGTTACGCCGTCAAAAACCGAATTTTGACTTTAAACCAATCGCTTGCTTTCTCGCCGCCAAAGCCCAACACAGGCTCGGCGGATAGCTCCACAAACAACACATCAAACGCGCCTTGCGCCATTTCCAAGCCAAACACAGTTTCAGGCTGCCCTGCCCACGCTTGCAGCTTTTCCACTACCGCGCGGGTATGCCAAGCCATGTTATCGGGCGGTTCAAGCAAAATCGGTCGCCCTTTCTGTTTCAAGCCCTGCTGAATCACATAGCCGCCTGATAGCGTGCGGGTTAATTCCGTCTGCGCCACATCGCGCCAGCTAAATTCGTCTGCCCACAGCAAATCGTCGGACAGGGTTAGGCTTTCGCCGTTGGGATGGGTTAATTTCATAAGCAAAAAGCCCCCAAACGGGGGCGGTTATTTACAGTTTCGTGATTTTCACAGTCTTGCCATTGTGCAACAACGCATTGCCCGCAAGCTCAAACGAGCTTAATTCATCGTTAATCAGCGACAAGGTTTTGGCAGGCGACAAATACGCTTTCACAATCTCCACCAGCACGGGCGAATTGCCGTTTGCCGTATTCAAGCCTTCAAAGCGCAGATACCAGCCTTCCACCATTTCGGTTAGCAAGTTCAGCGTATTGCTGGCTTCATGCTCAAACGTTGCCAGCAGCGGCAGTGTCAAACCGTTTGCATCCAGCAACTTCACGCGCCCATAGGTTTCATCCACCTCATAATGCACGCCCGCTTGCAGCTTAACCGCGCTGCCCGTAGTGCTATCCTTAATCGCCAGCTTGCTGATTTTCTGTTTGGACAACAGCCAGTAATCGCCCGCTTTCAGCGTTGCGCTAGAAGTCTCGTCAGTAATCTTGCCGCTGGGCGCAGTTTCCACGCTCGCCATAAATGCCATTGCCAAGTTGTCGGCGGAAAAATCCTCCATCGTCAGCGAAAACGCCGCCGACAACTCCTTGCGCAGCACCAAATCCTTTTGCCGCGTGCCCGAATGGCTTTCCTTGTGTTCCTCCGTATCGGTTTCAAACGACAATTCCAGCGCGGGCACGTTGCCAATCCAACGCATCTTTTCGGTCTGCACCACGCCGCCCACATACGGCGCGGCATACACCATGCCTTGCCCGCTGTAATACTCTTTGACTAGTTCAGCCATGTTTCACTCCAAAAAAAAGCACCCTTTCGGATGCAAAAAAAGGCAGCCTGAAAAGCTGCCACTAAATCACGCACACCACCGCATAGGTCGTGGCAAAAATCCAAAACCGGCAGTCGTCGGTTAGATAGGTATGGTTGGCAACCGCTTTTAACGGCTTCGCGCCCACCACACCCAAATCCGCGCCCTGCAGCAGGCGGCGCACCTCCAACACCAAGGCGCCCGCCTTTTCGCGCAAGGCTTGCTCCTGCTCGGCAGTCGTCGGCGTTTTAAAGCACAGCGACACCTGCCAGCGCTGCGTTTCCGCCTGCCGCGCCCCATTGCCGCTTTCGTTGCCGAATTCGGACGGCAACAGGTTCACATGCGCCGTTACCGCCTTTTGCTTCAATGTCGCGGGGTCGTTTACCGTAAACGGGCTGTGCACACCGTCCAGCTTGTCGCCCAAGGTTTTCAATTTGGCTTCGATTGCCATGCCTACGGCAAAATAATCCTGCATGTTTGCTCCTTTCAGGCAACCTGAAACAGCGTTTCAAAATACTGCGCCGTCAGCCGCACAATCTTGGCTTCGTCTTCGTGGCGGAAACCCAAAATATTACGGGCGGGTAGATTATTCTGCGGCACACCGAAATGAAGCCAGCGCGGCAAATCGCCATGTACAAAGCCCACTTCGGCAAAATCCGCGCCAGACTGCGCCGTAACCGATGTCAACAGCCCACCCTTGTCAATCAGCGTTTTACCGCCGTCCCGCTGCGCCCGCTTGCTCGGAATCCACGGAACGCCGTCAGGGTTACGCTGCTGCGTAAAGTTCAGCAACACCGATGTTTCCATTGCCCGCGCCACATCGCGCATCAACGGCGACACATCAGGCTGCGGCAAGCTTGGAAAATCAAACAACACCTGCAGCATCAGCATCTCCTAATCGGCGTAAAGCCCACCGTGCGGATATAGGGCGCCAGCAACCGCGCCGCCGTTATCACGGCAAAATGATGCCCGTCTGCCGCGTGTTCACACTCGCCGTCTTTCAGCAACACACCGCCCACCTGCCTGATTTTCGCCGCTGTCGGCAGGCAGCCTGAAAGATTGTCCAACAATGCCAACTCGCAACACGCCTGCACCACCGCAGCGGGCAGCACCGATGCGCCGTTAATCTTGCGCGGAAAAGCGCGGGCGGTTTCAGGCTGCCCGATGTAGTCAAACCAGCGGTCTATCGCGTCCGAAGCCGAAACCAAACGGCGCGACTTCTCTATGTCATTAAAATCGCTCCACCGTTCGGCAGATTGCCGCTCGGCGTGGTAGGTATCAGCCGTTGCCACATCAGCATAAGCGTTCACGTTTATTCGCCTTTGGTAGGTTTTTCAGGCTGCTTTTTAGTCGTCTGTAACGCATCAAGCTGCGCCTGCAATGTTTCAATCTGCGCTTTTGCTGTCTGCAATTCAGCTTCCAACGCGCTAATTGTGTTATCGCGCTTTGCTACTTCGTCTTTCAGCGCGGCATTTTCCGCCTTACATTCGGCAATTTGAGCATCGCGTTCAGCAGTCAAATCGTTTTCAGGCAGCGTGTATTCAGGAAACACGCGATAAGCAGCAGGCACATCGCCATATACAAAATCGCACACTTCCACATTCGCCGCAGACTCAATCGCATTAGCGGCGCGGATAATCATGCCGTGCTGCTTGGCAAAAGCAACGTTTTCAAGTGAAAAATCAGTCGTAAAGTAGAGAATTCTCATAGTCGCTCCAATAAAAAACGCCGCACCAAGGCGGCATGGTTAAAAAAGCAGCCCTTTCAGGCTGCCTGTGCTTTATTTCAGCTTCAACAACACCCCCGCTGTATCCTTGTTGCTGGTCGCAAACTTCTCCCAGTTGGTCGGCGTTGCCAGCGCGGTATCGGTGGGCGATTTGCCGCCTGCTGCCTGATTCCACGCATAACCCTTCACGCCTACGCCGAACGTCCACTCGGCTTGATACACGCTTTGGATATTCTCGTTGCCTGTTTTGGTGTCCAGCACCGCGTTAAAGTCGTTGTTGTCGTTGACCACAATCGCGCCTTCCACCAAACCCAGCGCACGGAATCCGCTGCCGTCGGTCAAAGCGGGGCTGTCGGTTACCACAAACACACGCCCGAACGGGTCGCGCACCACATTCACGCCTTCGTAGGTAAACAAACGCTCCACATTCGCCAGCGCATTGCTATACAGCTTATGCAGCGTATTGGAGTGCATCACCCACGCTTTCAGGCTGCCCGAACGGTCGCCCATTTTCGCCGCGCCTTGCACCAGCGCGTCAAACGACGGCGCCGCAGCGGAAGCATCGTGCGTCATGTCCGCATTGTGTCCGATCGCCGCCGCGCCAGCAGTCAAAGCCGCATTCAGCATATCCGCCATACGCTCTTTCGCCAGCATCTCGCCGATGCGGATGGCTGCCAGTTCCGGCTCGCGCATCGTCCAGCGGTATTGCTGCGGCTCAAATTCCAAGGGCGCAGTCCCCGCCGCCACTTTTACCGCCACGTCCAGCATTTCTTGCAAACGCACCGCCGTTACCGCGCCGCTGCCGTAAGCATTGCGGCGGCGTACCAAGCCTGAAACGTGCTTGAACGCACTCTTAATGTCAAAATCGCCTGCAAACGGCTTATTCATCAGCACGATTGAGCCGCCCGACGCTTCGTTGAATTTCTGCACGTCTTGGTCTGCCACTTCCGTCATCACGGTATAGACCTGTCTGTTAAACACCTGTAAATCAAAAGCCATTGCTTTTCCTTTCATCAAAAATCAAAAAAGGCAGCTGCGAAGGAAGTCCCTTTGGGAAAAGCTGCCGGTTAATCTGCCAGCGAGCGCAAATACGCCTTGCGCTCATCATCCGTTTTACAATCCGCCAACGATTTTGGCGCGCCATTGGATAAACTTCCGTTTACGCCGTTCGCGCCGCTGCCATTGGACTGGTTGCCCTTCAAAATACTGTCCTTGTTGGGATAACTGGAAACCAGCGTTTCCAAGGCTTCGTCAAAGTCCGCCAAACTGCCCACATTCACACGGCTGTAAATCGGATTTCCCAGAGCGTCTTTCGCCTGCAATTTGCCGTCTTCCGACACGCTAAAATGCTTGGCAAACACCGCCTGCACCATATCGGCGGGCACCGCGATTTTTTCCGCGATAAATTTAGACCGTGCAAACTCGCCGCCCAACAACGACTGATGAAACTGCCCGCGCACCTTGTCGGTTTCCGCCTGCGCTTCTGATAGCTTGGTTTCATAGGCTTTTGCCATTTCGGCTTTCACCTTTTCCACTTCGCCTGCATCAATCAGCTTTTTCGCGTCCAGATTCGCCACGGTTTCCAAAGCCTTTTTCGCCTTGTCCGCATCCAGCCCGTCAAACGATTTGAGCTTCGCTTCTACCGCTTCCTTGGCTTCGCGCTGCTGCTTGGCTTCCGCATTCAGGCTGCCGATTTTGGTAACCATCTGCGGCACGTCATACGGCACTTCCTTGCCGTCGTCATGCACATACACAGGTTTACCGTCTTGCAAGACTGCGTGGTTTTGCTCATCAATTTTCAGTTTCATGTTTTACTCCATAAAAAAGCGGCATCCGCCGCAAAACACCCGCGCTTTTCCAAGCGGCAGGCAATAAAAAAGGCAGCCTGAAAATCAGACTACCTGAAACAAAAAAGCTGCCAAAGGCAGCCTAAAAACCAAAATAATCAAAATATTACTTGCAAATTAATCTAACATTTGTTAGAATTCAAACCGTTCAGAAAGCACACAGCCCCGCAAGTGCGGGAACACTTTGCGGGGCGTGTTAAGTCTGAATAGAAAGGTAGTTCAGATTATGGCGAAAGTTGTATTTGCGCTGTTTCTGTTACTAATCGCTAGCAACGCTTGGTAATAGGATAACAGCCTAAAATAAAGGGGTGGCAGAACACCGCGCCCCTTTCGCCATAACTGATACTTTAACCCATTTTTCGCACAAGGACAACATCATGGCGCAAACCCAGCAAGACTACAACCGCAAATCCATGGAAAAACGCGGCATCAAAAACAAATCCTTTAGCCTTGATTTGGAAACCATCGCCCTGTTTACCCGCGCAGCCGAAGCCACCAACCAAACCCAAACCCAACTCTTCAAAACCATGCTGGCAGAATACGCCCAAAAGCACAGCATAGATTAAGCGCGGGGATACTTCGCCTGCAATTCCCGCAGCGTCATCGCCTGCAAGCCGCCGCTTTTAACCGCCTGATGCAAGGCAATCGTGCCATCATGCAGCATCTGCCCCACGCCCGCGCCAAACTGCTCTTGCAATTCATCCAGCGTGCGCGATTTCACCCACTCTTCGCCCGTAACATCATGCCACGGTTCGCCAAACCACCACGCCAAACGGCTGCGGCAATGCGGATGCAGCGCGGGGCGTTGGAACACAAAGCCATGCCCAATCGGTTGCAAATCGCGCCCCCACAGCAAACCATGCCGCATGGCGCACACGCTGCTGGTTTTGCCGTCCAGCACGCTGATATGGCGAAAACCCTTAACCGCAGGGTTCAGCCTGCCCAATTGGTACACCGCTTCGCTGATTAGCGTGCTTATCCATGTGGCACTCAATGCTTTCAGGCGCAACCATGCAGCCTGAAAAACACGCTGCCAGTCCGTCGGCTCGTCATGCAGCAGGTGGGACAGCAGCATTTGCTTTGCCTTGCGCTTGAAATCCGCGCGCCAACCTGCCCACCATGCAGACAAGGCGGCACCGCCCACCACCAAATCATGCAACGCACCTTGCGGCAAACGCTGCGCTGCCACACCCAAGCCGATTAACAGCCAAAACAGCCAATCGCTCTCATCATCGGCAACCGCTTCATGCTGCTGCATAAACCACGTTTCCAATTCAGCAAAATAGCGGTCAATCAGCCTGTCAATTTCCCCGACATCATCGCCCGCGTTTTCCAGCGCATCGCGCAATGCCAAAAGCCGCTGGTACATCTCCCACGAAATACGCTTTTCCAAACGCATCAAATCAATTTGGCGGGTAATCAAATCCATTTCTTTGTTCCTGACCGTTCAGCCGCATCAATTCGTCATCCCATCCAACCGTTTCCGACAGCAGCCCGCGCCGCTTGGCTTCGTCAAACGCCGTTTGCGTGCTGATAATGCCCGCCGTATGCAGTTTCAAAATCTCCGCGAAGCCCGCCGCAGGGTTGGTTTCCACATCAATATTGCCGCTAATCTCCACCGTGCCGACCTGTTCAGGTGCAAACCCCAGCCACAGCCCAAAGCAATCCAACATCTGCCCAATGGCATCTTCACAGCGGTTCGCCATCACACGCAGGCGCGATACTTCTTTGCCGCGCTCATCTATCGCTTGGCTTTCCGTCATCGCCATAGCTGCGCGTTGCAGCAGTTTTGCGCCTGCCGTTGCCATATCCGCTTCAATCTTGGCGATTTTTTCGCTTGCTGCCGCGATGGCAGAGCCGCCGTGTTCCACATAGCGCAAACTAGCGTTTTCAGGCAGCGTAATCAGATTATTGCCCGCCTGAAACACCTCGTTGTGCATGTCAAAGCCCGTGCCGACCAATAAAGGCTGCGACACATAATGCACCAAGTTGTCGTAATCCGCCTGCGCCTGCCAATGCTTCACGTTCAAATACGCCAAATCTGCCAGCGGCGGGCGACCGCCCAACAAGCCCACGCCTTCCAGTTGCAATGCCACAATCGGAATACGGGTTAAAGGCTTGCCATTGGCGGAAACATTGGTTTCGTTATGCAACGCCCAACTGCCTGCCGCTTGGCGGTAAGTGCTGACACGCCCAATTTCCCATACTGTGATTTGGCGGATTGTGTTGCCGTTGTCGTCTAGCCATTCTTGGATAAAGCGAAACTCTGATAACACTTCACGCCCGCCGACTGTTGCCGTTTTCCAGCCCAAAACTTGGCTATTTTTAATCGGCACGCAGTAGGGGCGCAATCCCAAAGCCGCGTCATCTTGGCGCGTTCTTGCTGCGGGCGCGTTCTGATAGTCCACCAGCATATACGACACGCCAAACGCCAACGCATCTTCAAACCAATCCGCCGCAATGGTATTCAAATCGTGGTTGCGCAAATCCATATCAGCAAACAACGCCGCGATTTGCTCCGCTTTCACATTGCCCGTGTCCACGCCACGAAAAAACACGCGCCCTGTCATCGCTTTCAGCGTTTCCGATAGCGCGGGGTAAAGTGTCGCTTTGGCAATAATGTTTTTGTGCATATCGGGCGGCATCAAAGAAAAGCAGGGCATATAAGTTGCCCCACATTCCCGCATTCGCCGCGTGCCACCCAGTAAATCGCGCACAATCTTGCCCGCGCCGTGCATGGCTTGTACTTCTTTTGTCTTATTGTCCATTTTCAGGCTGCCTTAAAACACGTTTTTCAATACCCAAGCTGCCGCCGCTTTTACCGCTTCCAGCGACAAATCAAGCGATTTTTCCGCCAGCACCGCACGGATTTTGCGCCAGCGCGTATCATCGCGTATCTCTGCCAAAAATTCCTGCCCCTGCCATGTTAAACACACGCCATAGCATACAAAGCCGTTACGCGGATAATCATGGTTGCATACGCCCACAATCAAACCCGACTGCATCAGCAGCCAAATATGATAATTAACCGTTTCAGGCTGCCACTCGCCAAAATCCCGCGCAAACAGCCGTGCCGAAGCAGTCGGCTCATCTTCCAAACGCAACAAAATTTGGCGGATTAAATCAAAATCCCGTTTCATACGTTGTCTCCTGTTTTCAGGCTTACACAAACGCCATCGCGCCCGCCTTGCCACGCTGTTTAATCAACGGTGCAAGGGCATAGCGAACGGCATCGATACAGTTGTGTACCAAGATGCCCGAAGCAAAAAATTCATGCTGCCCGTCCACCTCAATGTCAAACACTCTCTTTGCTTTTCCTGCATCGGTAACGGACTGCACATGCTCGCGAGCAAGCAACAGGCTTCGCATACTTATTCCGCCTGAATGTGCAAGCACAAACAGCGCAGGTAAACTCAACATCATCAAGCCCCGCATCCCGCCGCCATTTTGATTTGCATTTATTGCTGCAAAACAAATCTCTGCTGCCAAGCTGTTTAGGCAAAAAGGAATTTCCGCATTGCTTGCAGTTTTTCGGCTGCGGTTTGAAGTTTTGATATGCCATTGCGCCGATTTCTCGGTGTTTTTCCCTGCCTGCTTCGCTTGCGTGCCACGCCTTTGTAAGCGGTCGTATCGCTTCCAAATGTCGCCGTACTCTGCGCTTATTGTCTTCATCTGCATGATATTCAACAGAATGTTCCGACAAGTGTTTGCTAGCTGATAAACATTCAAGGTTTTCAAGGGAATTGTTGTCAGGATTTCCGTCTTTGTGGTGGATGTGGCATCCGTCAGGAATTTTCCCGTTGGCAGCTTCCCAAATATATCTATGCAACCATACAGTTCCGTTTGCAATAGAACGTTTGAAATACACACGGTCAGACCGCCTTTTGCTGTTTGGGTATCGGCGGTAAATTTTCCCATTAAATTCAAAAGTTTCAACCATTTTGCATCTACCTTGTTTGTCAAAATTTCATTGCCTTGTTTCAAAGCGTCAGCGCGGATAAATCCATGATTCACAGTAAATACTTCATGGTTTCCTGTGCATTTCAACACATGGCTATCCGTTTTAATTTCTAGTATTGGGCGGTCGCTGCCACTTTGCCACGCCTTTTTAACCTGCCGATAACCTACACGGGTCAGTACCTTATCCGACTGATTTACCTGCTCAACAGGTATCAACCCGCGTTTTGTATCAATCAATTCGCCTTGTGCAATGCAATGATTCTGCTCATCCAACAGCACAGGCAGAATATCGCCCGAACGTCTATCTACCTTGTAGCTATACAGCCGAAACTCCCGCGCCGTATGCTCGCAACGCGGGTGGATAATCACATTCGCAAACGACTTGATAAACTCCACGCCGTCTTCCACGCTGCCGCGCCATTTGTCTACTGCCGTAATACGCAGCAAGCCGTGCCGTTTCAGGTAACTGATGCTCTCTGGGCGCGCGCTGTCCGCACGGACAACATACTGCCCGATTTCAGGCAGCCTTTGTTCAATCAGCGGCACGGTCTTATCCAAATCCCAGCCAATGCCGCCCGCTTCCTGTTCAATGTACAGGCAGTCGCCAAACACCCAGCATTTCACAACCGCTGTCGGGTCTTTGGCGAAACCAAAATCCAGCCCAAAATACGGGCCATCCCATTCTGCCGTTGGCGCAAACTCATCAACGGTAAACTTACCCGCAAACACCTGCGCTTCGCTTTTCACGTTGTACTCGCCCAGCCACACATGCCCGAACGATTGCGGGTTGTATTTGCGGTCGTACTCCATTTCCTTGCGCAGCTCATCGGGCAGAAACGGATTTTGGTCATAATTCACATGAATCAGTTTGACATCTTCCGCGCCGTTGGCTACCGCATCATTGAAAAATACATCCACCGCATCGGTATCGTGTTCGGGGTTCCAAGTTACCCAAATCTCGCTGCCCGCCGCGCGGATGGTTGGGCGCAGCAACTGAAAGCTGCGATGCGACAAACTCTGCCCTTCTTCCACCCACGCAATATCAAAGCCTTCAAGCGACTTGATGCTGTCGGCGGTATGGTCTTGCATCCCCTGAAAAATAATCAGCCCGTTGCCTTGCAGCATACGGATTTGTTCGCGCGTCTCCTCAAACAGATGCGACACGCCGAACTGGCGAATTTTGGACATAATCAGCGACTTCGCCGAATGTTGTAGCGTCTTTTGGATTTCCCGAATACACACTGCTTTTAAATCAGGGTTGAGTACAGCTCGCTCCACCAATGCTTCCGCCCGCTCGTGCGACTTGCCCGAACCGCGCCCGCCCTTGATGCCTTTATAGCGACACGGGTCAAGCAACGGGATTGCCCAGCGCGGAGTGTTAATGGTTAGGTTCATCGTTTTTCTCGGGGTCAATAATCACGCGCGTAATTTGGCGCGGGGTCATGCTGCCGTCCGAACTGGTCAAATCCAACTTCATGCCGCTAACCAGCTTCTGCCGCGTCAGCGTCAGCGATTCAATCCGCCCCAGCAACCGCTGAATAATCGGCTCATAATCCTTACGCACAAACGTTTTTTGCTGCACAGGCGGCACATCAGGGTCGTCCGTAATCGGCACACCGCCCACTATCGCAGGCGTTTCCACAATCCGCTCCAACTCCAGCGCTTCTGCCGCCTGCTCCGCTTCCAACTTCAAAGCCCGATTTAAACGGATTTTACACAACCGCAACTCCGCATCAATACTTTCAAGCTCCAATTCATCCACAAGCAGCTTTTCCGCGTCCGTGTAGTAATGGGAATAAAGCGAGCCCGCAGACACCTTGTTTTTGTTACCTTTGGGCGCGCCTTTATTTGTCCCGCCGTGCATTCGGCATCTACCGTTGGGCATCGCTTTGGAACGACAAGGCTCGCCTGAACGGGTTTTCGCTCCACAAAGTTTAGCCATTCAAACACCTATTGCATGGGATTGATTTCACAAATCAAGAACCAGCACTACGACCACGAGTTGGGCTCGCTTTACCGCGACCGCCGCTACGTTTCAAAGTAATATGCGGTTTACCATAGGGAACTTTACGCATCATGCGCTCCTTTCAGAAAGTTAAAAAAATACTGCCAGCGCATTTAAAATGTCAGGCAGCTTCCAAATAGTCAGCGCAGTAAGTCCGACCGCATAAGTCAGCCACATAAAACGCTTTGCCGTTACTGATTCTGCTATCAGTTTCAACATTTCACACCACGCTTTCAGTATGTTAAAATCAAATAATGATTTGTCCTTTCATGCACAAAGGATTAAATACAGAAACCCCGCAAAGTCGCCACAACTTCGCGGGGTTTCGCTATATAAAAACCGCCCAACTATGGGCGGCTACAATTACTCTTCATCATCAACAAATGAAGCCCAAACCTTGTCAATTTTCGGCTCATCAACATAAGGCACTTCATCATCAGGCAGTTCAATGCCCATCATCTTGGCGACTTTCACGCCATCTAAATACTTGTCGCCAAATTTCCGCCAACCAATCTCTCGCAAAAACGCTTCTGATTGGGCGCGACTTTGAAAACACATGCAAAACCAATACTCGCTATCAGTCGCATCAACCTTGCGCTTATTCTCCGCTTTCAATCTATCACGAAAACCTTTTTTAACCGCATCCAAATCAGCCTTGCTATCCACTTCTGCATCGCCAGTTAATTCAGGCATCTGCACCAGCGGCTTCTGCTTGCGCTTCCACTGGTTCACTTTGGCTTTCGCCTCCGCCTTTTTATCAGCAATTTGCTGTTTTAAATCATCAGTGTTTGCCATTTGCGCACTCCCATCTAAAAATCTCCAAATCCGCCATCGGGATTAGCTCCAAAATCCGCTGATAGTCCCGCGGATAATGCTTTTTAATCGGCAGCAAAAAGCGCAAGTCCAAACCATCAAACGAGCGCCCAAACACCTTGTAATCACTCCCAAGCCGCACATTATGCTTTTTAAAGCACGCTACCAAGTCCGCCTTTTTCCAGTCCCAAATCGGATGATATTTAAGCAGATTGTAAGAGATGCTCCCATGCGACTGTATCGCAATACGGCGCATCGGACTATCCGCCGCCCGCACACCATCGGCAACCAAAGTATCCCTCGGCAAGCCGAACTTGCCCACCATCGCAGCTTGGATGTCGGTATAGTCAAAATCAGGCAACCCTGCATCCTCAATCACCGCACAATTCTGCGGCGGTTGGCACATAAAGCTATTGAGCCAACGATACAGCGACGGATGCGGCAGTTGAGTGATTTTAAAACCAAACTGCCGCTCATACATATCCAACTGCGCATCCACAAACTCCAAGCCCGGGACCAGATACAAATAATAAGGGATAACCTCATCAAAATGCTCGCGGATAGCCAAATAAGCCGCCACCGCATCCTTGCCGCCGCTAAACGCCAGCAAAGTCTTGCGCTGCATCTTGGCAACCTGCTTAATAGTCTCAATGCCCGATAATGCCGCCATAGCAACTCCAAAATGTGTTAATATGCCTAGCATTATATAGATATATTATCCATTATGCAAGACCACAAAACAACATTAGACAACCTGCTCGCGCAAACCAACCTCACACGCGCCGAGCTAGCCCGCATCTTCCAAATCGCCCCGCGTAACATCAGCCGTTGGAATACCCACGGCATTCCCCAATACGCCATCGCCTACCTGCAACTCAAAGCCGAAAACATCAAACTCCAAGAGCAAATCCAAGCGTACAAAGTCATCATCAAGGCATGAAAAAACCACCCTCCAAGGTGGCTTCATAAATCAAGCAACGGCAAACTGAAACGACAACGCCTGCCCCAGTTGCGCATTAATATTCACCAGCGCGTCCAATGAAAATTTATCAATGCGCCCGTTCAATAAATCGTTAATGCGCGGCTGCGTCAAACCGCAACGGCTCGCCGCCTGCTTCTGCGTCCAGCCGTTTTGCTTGATGATGTCCGAAATGTGCATCATCAAATCCGCGCGCAATTTCAAATTAGCCGCTTCAATCGGCGTGTCGCACAAAGCATCAAAAGCGGAAGTGTAAGTTTTATCCATGATTTAACTCCTGTATCAAGGCAAGATAGCGTCTTTTGGCAACATCCAAATCAGGCTTGGCGGTGCGCTGCGTTTTCTTTTGAAACGCATGCAGCACATACACCGCATCGCCAAATTTTGCGATATACATCACGCGGTAAATGCCCGTTTCGTCTTTTAAGCGGATTTCCACCACGCCGCTGCCTACCGTTGTCATGATTTTAAAATCATTCGGCATCTCACCACATTGGACACGGTGCAACTGATACCCGGCCGCCTGCTTCATGCCGTCAGGAAAATCGCGTATGCAATCCAAAGAATCGCCAAGAAAAGTTAGTGTTTTCATGGAATGAATTATATCAAAACCGATATAATTTGGCAAATAAAAACGGAGAAAGCCGCCTAAACGTAACTTTCTCCGAAATATAGCAAAATTATACTTAAAAACTCACACCTAATCAATGATTTTTCGCTCTTTAAAGCAAGTTTGCAGCTTAAATCTCGCTTCCTGTTCCCAAGCCGCCAAGTGCTTGCGCATACGGTCTCGCTTGCGCTGAAACGTCATATCGTGCAAATCGTACTTATCCATAATCGCCACCCGCTTAGGCATCTCGCTGTAAATATGGCGCAACATATCCGCTGCCAGATACACATCATCGCAAATCTTTTCCGCCACCAGCACGCCAGCAATAATCAGTAAGCCGTCCAATTTGCCGTATTCGCATTCCACAACGGCAACCAACAACGGGCTATTCAGGCAGCCTGAAACCTGCGAGCGTATCATCGCCGCGTTCGCATGCCACTCCGCCTGTGTTAAACCGCTGCTGCTGGGGCAATCACCCTGAATATGGCTAATCACGCTTGCCGTGTTGCCGCGCGGCTCAATCATCACGCTGCTGATTTTGTACACCTGCGATAGGCACTCATCCAAATTACGATACATTTTTTCTCCTAAAACCGCCAAACCATATTGTCTTGATATTTGGCAGAATGGTTTACCCCTGTCTCCAAGCTCTGCACCTGATACCCATCCCAATGCTGCCAGCCTGTGCGTTTTTCCTGCACCGTCCATGCCGCATAATCCAACACTTCGCTGCGCGTACTGCCAAACAGCATAAATGGCGGTTTGATTTGTTCCGTCATCTTCAAAAAGTCAATCAAGCTGAAATAGTTTTCTTTGGCATACGCTCCTTGCATGGTGGAAAGATAAGGCGGGTCAAGCAGCAACAATGTTTCAGGCTGCCCTGCAAATTCAGGCAGCAACTCGGTAAAGCATTGATGGCGAATTTCCAAGCCGTCCAAATAATCGCTGGCATCGGCATAGGGCGATTTGGGCAAATTATTCCACCAAATTTTTTGCTTCAATTCCTGCCAGCTTCCCGCTTGATTGCCGCTAAATAAAAACCACGATGCCAGCGTTTGCATATCTACAAAATCAAACGTTTCAATCAAAGCAATTAGTTGTTGTTTTTCTTGCTCGCTTAATTTTCGTTCATCTCTCCGATTGCCGATAATCGCCGCGCATTGCTGGCGCAGTTTTTCCGTATCGTTTATATGCCATAATCGCCGGGCGTAACCGTCAAAGTCGTTGTAAATTACCCGTGCCGCAGGCAGCGTGCGCTTGGCTGTATGTGCTAACAAACCGCTGCCACCAAACACATCTACAATCGTCCACCCCGCGCCATCATCGTGAATATGCTGTTGTAATAGCGGGATAAAGTGTTTAATGAAATTGCGCTTTTGCCCGATAAACGGCAATGGTGCTTTTTTGTAGTGCTTCAAATTAACCCTTTCTCCATCTCTCCAAATACTCATCCGCTTTCGCTTCAAACCAAGCCGCCGCATCCTCGGCAATAATTCCATTGGCTGCCAACACATACGCTTCGCCGTGCTGATGCTGCATGGCATGTTCCGCGTGCGTCAGCGGCACCCCCGAAAACGCTGGTTTGATTCCCACGCCGCTGCCGCGCGACACACGGCGCACATGGGCAAACTCGCAGCGCCCTTCTCCATCCACCCATTCCGAAAAGCAGCCTGAAATACAACTTGGCTGCCGCCGCACCCATGCCTGAAAATCTTTATCAGTATTCAAAAATCACTCCTTGCTCTGCTGCCCATGCTTCTATGCGCGTTTGGTAATCCGCCATCTGTTGCGTGTTCAGCTTGGTTGTTGATAATCCGATTTTTTGGATTTCGCCGCTGGGCAACACCCGCTCATCGCAGCCGATAAATTGCTGCTTAAAATATTCATGCCACATCGCCGCTTCATATCGCCGCCCATCCAGCCAAACCTGCTCGGCAATTTGGTTATACAAGCTCCACAAGCGGCGGTTTTGCTCATAGCTGCGTTTGGCTTTGTAGGGGCGTATTGTGATTTCCAAATCGCCGTGCGCCGCCAGTAGCTCGGGGACAATGTTTTTGTATAGGTTTTCAAACAAAGGGCGTTGGTTGGACACTTGGCAGCGGAATTTGCGTTCATTCATTTCCGCCCCCACACCAACATCGCCGCATCACGGCTGTGCTCGCTGCTGCGCTCCGTCCAGCCTGTTAATTGGGCAAACGCCTCTTTGGATAGTTTGGTAGTATTGGCGGCGGGCGACACCATTTCAAAGCTGATCACATTGGGATATTGCTGCTGCAAGTCGCGCAAATAATCTTCCCAAATCTTGGCATCGCG